GGAATATTAAAACCAATTGCGACTAGCCAATCGTCGCGATATTATTTCCAAATCATAAATAATCCAATTATTAGTATCCAATTAGTTCTGCCAATTAGTTCTGTTTACAATTATGGCGGCCTGTGGCAAGGCCCTTCTATATGGTGTTGTAAGTAATATTGTAGTGTTATATATGTTAATATGTAATAATGCCATTGCCTACTCTACTTTTTCTGTAATTTTCTCTTTTTCTAGTCTGTTAATATACGTGTTAGTAATTATAGGGTTAATGTCATTGCTTACTCTACTTTTTATGGGTTTTTCTTGTTTTTCTACTCAGTTAGTGTAATTGTAGGTTGTATTTGAGGTTATATAAGTGTATGTTGCTTAGTATAGTGATTAATGATGCCTTTGCCTACCCTACTAATTTTCTGGTTTTCCATTTTCCGTTCTACTATATCTAGTGCCTACTAAAAGCTATGCAAGTAACTATTAAGAATATGGTGATCCCAATAGCAATCACCACAGTAGCTCCGCCCATAGTATGGGTGAGCCAAGACACTGCAGTACTGGAAAAGTCCGGGAACACAACATTGTTGTGGTTGGCAGGAAAAGGGACGACGTGGTCCTTCGGCGGCACGCACTTTGCTGTGCAAGTGGTTTTACTACTGCACACTTTCAGTACGAAGGACGGTGAGGCTGAGGCGGTGGAGAAATGCAACGTACCTCGGCCGTCCATCGTCACGGACAGACTCGTCTCCTGCATAACAGCCGTGTTGGATTCTGAGTGGACGGCGCACGTCCCCACTTTGTCGGTCTTGTACTCCACCACCAAAGTGCCTCCAAAGTCCGATGAGTGCGTGCAAGTCGCCACCTCGCACTTCAGGCCGGTTAGCGATGGTGCGTCGACTATGCGTGTAAAAGCCGCGTCGGGAATGTCTAGAGACACAGGTATGTTTCCGACTGCACAATTTTCCGCCCTTACGGGGTTCGTCTTGATGATGCAGCCGAAAGGAGCCTTGTGGTTCAATGCGTCCCCTTTTTCTTTTAGCCAATACTTAAACCCGGATGGCGTCTGGGTATATGGAACGTGCACCGTGCCGGCAGATGGGCGAGCCAGCTTCAGTGCAGTATTGGCGTACACATCGTTACTCTCGGTGGTCCTGCTCTGTAAGTCCCCAAATCTACCCGGTTGCCCGGATCCGTACGGTGGATAATCATGATTGTAGACTTCGTCCTTGTAGACGACGATCTTTGGGTCAAAGGGGCTCCACGCGGTGGATATGGGACCAAGGATCATTTTCAGGTCTCCAATTCGTGCGGTGCTCTCTCCGTTGACAAACGCCTCAGCCGTCCCGTTCGTGGAACCGTAGGTCACTCTGATTTTAGCCTTCAATGCGGCTGTATGAGCGCGATACGCCGCTGCGTGATCGTGTTTGCACACCTCGCTCCGCTCAACATAAGCCTCGCTCAGCTGAGTGTTTTCCGAATTGCAAAAGCAGTAGGCACCGCCCCACAAAAAGGGGTAGACGCCGGTGTAGACTTTACATTGGAAGTCTGCCTTTTGCTGGTGTGCACACTCCGACATGCCGCAACAGGTGACCTTAGGCGACGGCACCACCGTTTTGTACTCGCAGGTGACGTAATCCAGGGCGAGCGTCGGCTCTAGGCTAGTGGAGACTACCTCCATGTGGAGCGTTAACGGAGAGAACCCTGGTCTGTCTACATGGGCTCTGTACGGAAATCCGACCGCGTTGGGGAGCGTTACACTATGTTCATACGCCTGGGTCGCCCCCATTCCCAGGCTTACTGCCACTAAAAAAGAAGCGGTCCTACAGCACAGCATCAAGTGGCGCAGGCAATATGTCACTATCATAAAGCATGCTACGGGGATTGCGAATTGCATCCAGAACACCGTCTGGTTCTCGTCCCATAGGTATGCCGCTGTCTCCGCAAACGTTGCAGCCTTGGCCCTGGGGGCGCAGCACAATAAGCTCAAAGTGCACGGCACCACGGCCCCTGGCGTCAACGCGTACGGGGTCAAGCACTTATTTCTCGCTGACACGCACAGGCAGCAGGACGCGGACAGAGCCAGCAAGATCACACACGCTAGCCCCACGCACACTGCAACCGTCGTGGCAGGGTACAATCCGTAGTAATATGAGAAGATTTCGTGCGGCATTCCATGGGCTGAACCCTTAGTCGTCAGTTGTGCCCATAGTCTCACAGGGGCATGATTGCCCCATGTGTACTCCAACCCCTCCTCTGGTACGGGGAGTGTACGTTCGCAACTTTCTGATATCCATTCTGTGTGGTGCTCTGGTTTCTCTCCGAGGGTGCGGTAGGTAAGTAGTGTCGGGGCGACCGGATGCAACTGCAGTGTGATTCCATTCTTTGCCGGGATGGTGTTCGGTAAAGGCGCCAACGGAACTCTGCACGTAGAGTTGCTCAGTGGAAAGGGTACGTGGATCTTTCCTTTCTTGCCTGAGCCTGCCCTTGGGACATAAGGGGAGTTAAACTGCCACTTATCGTGGGCGGTCACCATGGTGTGGCACTGCGAAACTTCGCAGTTGTCAAATTCTTTGTCTTGCTTTGTGACACCGCTCTCCTTAGACCCACACGTGCAGTTGTAGCGAATGGACTTTCCTTTTGGCGTTATCTTCACTTTGTTTCCGGTCTTGGATAGAAAGGTGTTGTCGGGCACGTCATGCGCCACGTGCATTTCTATTTCTTCGGTAGTGACTGATGTTCTCATGGCGTACGTGGTGCATGGCAATTCTACTCCATGATGTGGCCGTACCGTAAAGTGCTCTCTGCCCAGTACGGGGACACGATGCTTGTATGCTATCCTGCAAGCGTGCCTGACCTTATGTTTATCAACGAACGCCACTGTCAAGGAGTCACCTTCGGGGCATGTAGCTACGATGAAGTGCCCCATGGTGCCATGGACCGTACACTCTCCGGTGGTGAACACCTCCAGCGAGTTCCTGTCCGTGTCCTCCACGTCGTGCCCTTTCATGTATCTGATTTTCGTCCACGAATGAGCTCCGTCCACCTGCAGGCCTATTTGCGCAGAGATCTGTATCTTGAGCATTCCGTCCGATGCCTCGGCCCTGACTCTCTCAATAGCTATCGGGCTGTAGCAAAACTGTCCATTCCCGCAGTCAGAGCAATAGGCTATGTACGGCTTAGTGAGTTTGTAAGCCTCGTAGTCCTCAGTTAGCCCCCTGCGGCGACGCCGCTGCGGGGCGTCACAATGCGTTGATGCAGCCAGGAGATCGTAATATCCAGGGTTATCGACGTTGTCCTCCAGCATCCTCAGGGTGCCCTCTGCGTCTTTTTCGTAGCAGCAAGGCGCACATGGTGGCAGGCTGCAGTCGAAAGTCAGATTGCTCAGGATGCAAGCGGTTGTCACCAGGGCAGTCCACTCCTCAGTTCCTTCTGGGGTGATGCGCGTAACCATGTCTTTGTTCCAGGTGACAACCGATAGAGCCGTCCTCGCTCCCTCGTTGGCTCCCCCCAGCACAATGGCCACTACGCGACCCTTGTTGTCAAAGATAGGCCTACCGCTGTCCCCTGGCTTCCCAGCACCTGTCGGGATGGTGAATCTTCCGTTCAGGTATTGTACTGCACCATGGTGCCAGTTGTAGTGTCCTTCTGGTTTCTCGTGGGTGAACTGCGAGGCATCTGACTTCATGTGGACCGGAATTTGCGCACACTCAAGGTCATACTTGCTCGATTTCTTAAAAGCAAGCTTGGCAAGGTCAGGGTTGTCTATGACTCCTTTCACGTGTGCTGGTTTCATCACTTTATCTCCTACCAGGCAGGCGTACCCAGTGACCTTGCCTTCGAGCTTGACCTCGAATATGCAATCATTCTCTATCTTCATGCATTTCCTTTCTCTCTTGCCGGGTTTCCGTTTCTTAGGCTTGGGTGGTTGCGGTTTCTGCTTGTTCTTTGTTTTCGCCGGGTTCTGTTTCTTCGGGGGTGTCTGTTTCCTCTTTGGTTTGTTTGGTTGACGTTTCCTTCGTTGTTGTCCTGGTGTTCGGGTGCCATTCTGCCTTATAGCCAGCGTATTGACCGCAGCAATAAGTTGTTGCATTTGCTGCGCTTGCGGGTCGACAGGCACGGGTGGCGGCGGTGGATAGTATACGGGTGGTGGAGCCACCCAGGGGCGGGCCGCCGGGCGAGGACGCCATCGGCGGCCGTAGAACGTCTGCGTAGGTATGTAATTCATGGTGCTGCGTCAATAATATCTGTTGTTAGAATATGTATTCACGCAACTATTTAGGACCGCCGTAGAGGTCAATAACGGGTCCTCTTAGGTGTCGGAAATTGTGATAATTCCGTGACAGCGTGGTTAACGCCGTGATGACGTTTCGGATCCCCTCGACCTCGTAACGGCTGCTCATTGCGGCCTCCAAGTCTGCTTGGATACCTACGCGATTCCACCGTTGTGCCTCGTCGGCCAACGCCCTTCTGCGGTCCTCGTCCTGTTTGTCTTCAGCAGGCAGCGGTTTTCCGAGCTTAAAGAGTCTCTTCAGCGGGTCTGCCACTCTGCAGCAGGTACCTGTAACTTGGTCAAACACGATAAACCCTCCGCAGAAGTAGGGGGGGCGCTCGCACATGACTGCATCGATGATTTTCACTTCCATGTTCATCCATGCGGCGCATCTCTCAGCCAGCAGTTTATCAGATTTCACTCCATGCACAATGTTGTCATCGCCGATAAAGGCGGCACATTTAGAATTGGTCAGCCGTTCTTCTAACACTCTGCTAGCTATAGTCATGTTGAGCATCGTGTTCACGAAGAGCGTCAGGAACATGCCAGATTTCATCATGGCCCCGAACTTGAACCTAGTTCCCGTTGGTAAATGCGTGCTTGTTATTTCCCCGAACGACGCTTCGATCAACTCGAGCAAAGGCTGGTCGACTCCGAGGTCCTCTAGCAACATCAGCCCCGTGTACGCCAGCGAGTCGTCTTGGCTCTTGTCGAACGATGCGATGTCTGTTTCTAGTACAGCGTCCCCAGGGCGGAAGTGCTCGGATATTATGGCATCGAAGTCTTCCGCCGACATGTCAAACAGGGTGTGGACGTTCGGCAGCAAAACTGCATTTAACCTTCTAACCAGTTCTCTATGTATACCGCACAGGTAGGCGGTGGCTAGCGGTTCGGCTGCCTGTATGACTTGCACCTTTGGCCGTTCTTCTGTATGCTTGGTGCCGGGTGTCACCTTCACGTCTCTCTTCATATCCACGACGAAGCGGTCCATTGGTACCTCTTGCAACGGCTTCAAGTCGTAGGTTTTTGCAAATAGAGCGGCTGCCTTCGGGCCCTTCAGTCTAGTCACGTAGGACGTGATGTTTTCCGTCGTCAACCTGATGGGCTTTTGAGCAAATTCGTCCCAGTAGTCGTTGTTGCATGCGTACTTCTTAAAGCACTCGACATTAAACACCGCTGAATCCAAGGTCGGCAGCTCCCGCATCTGCGTCACGTTGCAGTTGCGTTTCGTGGCAGCGGCCAACACATTCTGCAGTGTATTTTGGAAAGGAGACGGAACGGCACTTCTTATTTCGGCTCGATGGTAGCTGTGCTTCTTCGGAAAGCTGCGTAATTTGGACGGACAAAAGGCTGCTCTGTCTAGACAGCTCTCGGAACCGTCCACCATGTCCAGGTAGGCGTCGTACTCGTCCGTGATCTGATAGGATGCCACAGTTGGGTAGTTCCTACTTAAGAATTCATTGCATGCCGCCACTGCAGTCTTGGCCGAACTTAGGTAGGATGCTACGCTAGTCGAGTACATCGGCTTTGGGTGCTTGTGTGTCACGTATCGGCAGTCGGTTGTGGGTGTCACGAACAGTTTCGCTCCGCCCAACAGTCTGTCGATAACCTCTGCCTTCATGTTCTCCACTTTCCTGGATTGGTAGCGGCTTTTGTTGGCTTCTGTAGGTGCCATCTGCATTTGTAAAAGCAGCAGTCTTTCCTTCTCTTTGTCACACTTCGGGGCGAATACTCTCTCTTCATGTACGTCCTCCGCCACACAGTCCGCTAGTCTGGTTTGCCTGACCGATCTTTGCTGTAGGTGTCCTGGGCCTGTATCCGATGAGAATATGTAGGCCCCCGCCCGGTCTAGTCATGCTGACGTTAAACGTTCGAACTCACCCGCGCCGAAGTCCCCGAAAGTCAGGTCGTCATTTATGATGGCCATGCACTCGGCATCTAAATCGCCGAACGAGATCCTTTCAGGCGTTCTGGTCGCCGCTTTCTTCCGGCGAGGCGGTCTGACTGGCATCGTACGCGGCGCAGGAACTGGTGCTACAACCCGCTGCTCCAAAGTAAAGGGTGTCGCGCGGGCTCTGCGAGGTGCAGCCACAGGGGCCACCCGTTCCAGTCTGACGGGGGCCGTCTCCTCTACGACTGCCAAGTCAATCAGCGGTTCGGGTTGTACGGGTTCCATTGGTTCGTACTCTGAATCAGAGCCTATGTCCAGGTCGAACACAGACAGTCCAGAGGATGACGACTCGCTGCTAATGCTCGGTTCCCTGTACTTGCGAGGGCTTACCAGCGCTGGAACGTCGTGATTAAACAACATTACAGCCGAACACGCCACTCTCTGCACGCCTGGTATCTTGTACTTCGGCAGAGGGAACGAGGAGCAGACTGTGAACTGCTTCACCTGCGCGGCGCGCAATCTATGTATGCGCTCGGGGGTCATGGCGTAGCGGCAAAGGCAAGGGACGGTGCATGGCGGTGCCGACGAATCGGTATCATCCACCGGGCATTTGGTTCTTATGGCCTCCATGGATTCGCCAAGGACATAGTGTGTTATCTGCTCGTTCGCTTCCTCTCTCCTTGGCCACAGAGTGGCTATTTCTGCCACGTCGACAGCAGTCTGGTGGAACCTAGTTCCTTCAAGGTACGAATGCAGCCGTCCGTCCACCGTACTGAATCCACTGCGCCCCACTAGGCAGCTATCAGGATGCACCCTGGTTAGCTCTTTCATAACCGTTGTGTCGTCATCTAGCAGTTCGGTTGCCGTCCTCATATCAATGGCCTCTTGGATTTTCTTTTCCCACGACTTATCCCGGCAGTATATCGTTACATCGACGTCCGTGGTGTCCAGGGCCGTAAATAGGTGGTTCAACGACTGCAACACGCGGTCCTTTCCCCCAGCGAACGTCCCCGTTGACAGGAGTGGTATGGCCATTGTGCGGACTGTCTCGTCAGCCAAGGACGCCACGGCTCTATACACAGCTGCTAGGTCGGCATCGGCAACCTCCTCTCTACTGGTTCCGAAATTAGGACAGTAAGCGTGCACGATTTTTCGAGGCTCAGTGGTCAGTACGGCGTCGCCTACTTTTCCATTTGTCGTTGGTAGACAGGAAGGCCACTTCTTGACCATGGCCCTACAAACTCCGTCGCAGACCTTGTTGTTCACGCCCAACTGATTTACTAGCACATCGGCGTCGGAGTCGGTGATATTGCCTCTTACGACTCTATATGATGGTGCACACCCTGCCGTGTGTAGCGCGTTGCCCGAGTAAACGCTGGAGAGTCTCAGGTTAGATGTGTGCATTGTCAGTTGGCGTTTCCCGTTGTCAAAGCCCGACAGCAGCAGTAAGACTTCAGTGTTAGAGGCCACACACGCTGGTCGCAGTACGCGTATTGATGCGAATTTACGCGCTAGCGCATTCACCACCATCTCGCTGGTCCTGTCTGCGTACCCATAGGCACGCATCAGCAGGCATCCGCCCGGTTTCAGGTGGCGTAGGGCATCACCTCCTAGCATCTGCAACTTCATTGCATGGTCCTCACACTGCTGGTAGTGGTGGTTGCGGAATTCTGTATGTACATTTATGAACGCCAGATCATACCTGCCCAGGTCAGTTGGCAACCCTAAGCTCAGGTCGTAGACGCGGTCTGCGCCCCGTATATAGGGAGGGGCGATCCAGGTAACACGCCGCAAAGGCAGGTGGAGGTTATACTCACCCACTAGCAGCACGTGATGCGCACGAATTTGCATCACGATCCGCTCTACGCGGTCCCCGGGTAGCTTGACGTGTTCCAGCACCAGAGTGTGGGGCAGCCTACGATTAATGGGAACTATGTTAGCGGATGAGCTCACTGGTTGCGTCCTCCTCTCCGATAAAAGGACCTGCTGGTTCAGTCTCCATTTTCCTTGCAGGAAGGGGTATCTGCGCTCCAACCTGCTGGCTGCCTGAGTGTTGAATCCGTACATCTTTCCTCCCGGTGAGTTGTCCCAGTGATGGTTCTCATATCTCATGGATACCAGCGGAGCCGAAAACAAGCCGCTATCTAGGTCAAACCCGTACATTCTGGTGCAGATCTCATTCAGCGCGACCTCGGGCGAGTATGCTTTATCTTCCTTGAAAGCGACTATCAAGTCGCTCCACTCCGCTGCGCTGAGTCGGATGCCAGCGGTAGCAAGGACTGGTTCCAGGGCTTTTGCCCAACAAACATTTGCTTTGTTTTGGAAAGGGTCGGTCGGCGCCACTTCCCCTCTTATGGCGTTCATGATGTTGTCGTGCTCCTCCTGCCACTCGTCAATGGTGGCTGTGAAGTTTCCTTTGGGTACGTTAGTTAGCACCTTGATCCACGGGTCTCCGGCCAGCGTTTTCCACACTAGCCTTCCCTCCGTGCGTGTCAGCAAGACATTGACGTGTTCGGAAGCCGGGGCATATAGTGGGTTCTCATTGACTTTCATCCTCACTGCATATACTCCTTTCCTGGTCAAGCCTTGCGACGCTGCCGCAGTCATGACTTCGTGTCCACGATAGTCCAACTGCAGCTGTTTAACCCAGCCACGAAAACATGTTAACACGATGTCTCCGGGCTTGGGTTTGGTGCTACTGGTGATGTCAATTTCGATAGGGTCGTTGCGCGGGTTCGTAGTGCGCATCCTGCCTCCGTAGTGCAGTGTAGAGACGATGGATGTAACCGGTATTGTGCATCGGCGGGAGATGCTTTTGTGATGCACTTCAGTGCATATGTCATGATTGTAATTGACTTTTAGTTGCATCATGTTAAAGAAGCCGCATTGCTTCGGATCGCCGCATAACACAACTTTCTTGGTGGGTCTCACGATCGCAATGAGCGCGAGCAGAGTGCCTGCATGGCAGGCAAACGCCTCGTCTACGAACAACACCTCAGGGCTGTGTTTGCAACCGTTTAATAGGATAGAGTCCACCGTCTTGGCTACAATATCCAATCCTCTCTGCTTCTTGACGTCGGTCATGATCTCATTGCAATTCTCTTTCTTGCCGCTGGTGACTAGGTCACGTCTGGTGACCACAGACTTAATAATGGCCGATTTGCCTGATCCCGGAACTCCAAACACACCGATAGTCGGTACTTTATAGGGCACCGAAGGGCGTGTTTTTAGGCCTTCAAAGGCGAACTCATGGTAAGGCGGATTGATCGCGTCTCCCACTAACACTATTCCCGACGCCTGCTCGCGTTTGACGCACTTCCGTGCGTCCACGTCGAACACGTACTCGGCGTCACTCCTTTCCGCTCTCACCTTCTCGTAGTTCTCCTCGTCTGTGTTCAGAGCCGGGCCGTGCGTGGCAATGTGGTAGAGTTTCCTGTTCATGAACTCTCGTTCGTTGTATACCATTGTGGCACTCTCACTAAGCGCCTGGAAATCGGCGAAACTCAGAGCGCTGCCAGTAGGTACCAGCACACGTCCGTCATAGCCTTCAACAGGATATCTACCGGCCCTACCTGAATGCGTGATAATTTTCACTTGTTCTGCCAGTTCGTGGATCAAGCGTAGTTTGTCACTGCGCAATACAGTCTGCGGGCTGAGCACCAGATAGCTGCCAACCAACGTGTCACCGCTCTGAGCGGTGACTCGGACGGCGTTGCGGGGTGTGTTCACTACTCCCGCACCCGCCCTAGCGTCAAGCTCCTCGATGTCGACCTGTATATCGTCGCCGGCTGGCTCGGTAGCAGTCAAAGGAGGTAGCGCCTCTCTAGTTAACTCTGCTTCACGCGCCTCACGATCATTGTCCTCCGCAATCTTTGCTGTCACCGCGTCCAAAGGGCACGTCAATTTCTGGTTCAGTCGGGCAGTCAACAGCACTTTCAGCCGTCTCCTCAGAGTCATGGAGATCCCGCTCGTCCATAGACTCGGGATGAGTAAGGAGGTATATTCAGAAGGGACTTTCACTATAGTCTGCGTGTCCGGCTTCTTGTACAGGGTGTGGGTCTTCCTAGTTCGGAAGGCCCACAAGCAACACATAGTCAAGTTGCGTTCTCTGACCCCCAACGGTTTCTCGTCTTCCAAGTCGGCTTTATACTCTTTCGCCCACTTGCTGAAGGCCTGGGCGACCACAGGTAGCAGGTAATTTTTCATGGTATTTACATTTCTCTGCGTGCGCCCATTGACCACGATCCGCTGGTTCAGGCCCACCAGTAACTTCTGAGCATCATCAGGCGTCACATCCGTGGCTAAGATCCCAGTCATCTGGTCACAAATCGTCGCTGGGACATACGTACATACGGGGAAGGAAACCCTCTCCCCTTTGACCGTGTCCGTGGTCTTGCACACGAGGAAGCCGTCAGCATGATGGGTGACGGCGTACGGTACTGGCTTCCCGAATAGGCCTGGGCTCATCGTGATCTTCTTTACGACGTATCCCTCGCAACTGACTATGGTGTCACATCTACATGTGTAGGAGTCCTTACCCTTTAGATGAAAAGTCGACGGCAGGTGCCAGCTTTTCAGTAGCGAGCGGCTCTCCGTATACAACGTCGAACCTACCGAGAACATGACTCGGTCGCTTGGTCTGAAGGCTTTCTTTCTCATAATGGATAGCCCTCTGCTTCTCCCCTCACTCAATCTGGAGCTGCACAGGCCGATGTTTCTGGCCTGCAGCACCAGTTCGTCTGCCCAGTTCGTAGAATAGCTTGGGTACGCTCCCGCCATTACGTCAAACATAAACGGCGTAGTATCGAAGCCGATCCAGTACACGACCCTGACCCCTTTTAACGCTTGATGGTAAAGCGATGTGGGCGCGTGGACAGCGTAGACGTCCTGATAGATAGCCACATCGGCATTATAGCGGCAGGTCTGGTCTGTGTGCAGGCAGAATGTAGGTGTCTCAAGGTCAGGTATAGCTATCACGTTCTTTAAGTCCGTGATCTTTCCCGAGATGTTGAGATCAGTAACGTTTCCGGCTGCACTCATAAGCTTCTTCGCGTATCCCGCTAATCGTTCTGGGTCTTCTGCACTCCTCAGCGGGCAGACGCAGTGGTATGCATGTTTGGACATCATCCTCCTGGCCGGCGCGCTGCCTATATCCAGGATGGTTGTGCCCACTTCCACCTCTCCTTCTATTAGTTTACTGGCAAGGTGCGAAAACGCCCTCGCGTTAGCATGGTCATTCGATGTGACCTGCTCTGCTTCGATCTCAAATTGTGGAAACGCCTTCTGTAGAGACTTGACAAATGGGCTTTCGGCCTCAACGTCTATCTTCACAACAGGGCGCGCCATTTTGGATCGCTTGGAGGGTGGGGGGTGGTGGCACGTGTACGTAACCACCAAT